TTTCAGTAATAATACCTCTCAGTAGAAAGGCATTTTAATTCATTGAATTCTTATTTACAAAAGCACCTGGATTTCTCCAAGTGCTTTATTCTGTATCGTTCGATTTTAACTGTATTATAGTACGATATTTTTACTAAAGTCATTTGCCTTATTTGTTCAGCCGCCGCAATTTCAAAGCTCTATACTCCACCTGCATTTTCACTCGTAAAGGAAAACATAAAATTGTCCTTGTTTTCCTTGTCTTTGCTCTTCGACTTATAATTGTACCCAGAGGACCACTCCTCCAAATTCTACCTTTTCCTCCTGGCCTTGGCGGACTCTACTTTATCGTTTTTTAGCTTTATCTGCACCGCTGCTATGACAACGGCCTTTTCATAACGGGGAAGCCCCAGGAACTCATGGGGCCACTTATGTAATTTGTGGAGGCAATAGTAAGCGATATTTGCTTCCATATCACCCCCTTCAATTAGTTTTTTGCTTCTTCTACTAGGTCATCAAATGCGATATCAAAACCATTTACCTCCTGGACCTTAGACAAATACTCCCGATATTCTCCAGGTGTAAGCATCTTCTTAAGCAAGGCCTCTGCTCCCATTACCTGATAGGAATCCTGAAGCTCCTTGTTATTAAGGTCCGGAAATACCGTACAAGCCACAGCCAGTCTGCCCACATATTGATCATAGTCTGTTTCCGGCATGTAGGCCCCCTTTTTCCCAGGAATCGGTTTCCGTTTTGTGCATTCCTTTTTAATCAGCTCATCCTGCTCCGATGTGATACACTTGATCTCCCATTCCACCGTTTTCTTATCTTTATTCTTAAATCTTTTTGACGCCGCATACTTCACATTTTCCACGGTAATAGCATTCTGGCTTAAAAAACAACTTAAATCTCCCATAGTTTCTTATCCTCTCTTTCCTCTAGTGCATACCTGCAAGGTTACTGAACTTCTCTGGCATTTCCCAGCTTTCAAAAGTGAAATCAAATTCATCTTCCAAATATTCTGCATCTGCATCAAACTTAGCAATAGTCCCACCATCAAGGTTACAGTCCTTTAAGATGATAGTCTGACGTCCCACACTGGAAGTTGGGTCTTCATTGGTTATCTGGATATCAAAGTAGACATCCTTTCCCGTTTCCTGAAATTGATATAAAAGTTCTCGGAAGATACTGGTATTATAATGAAAGGTTGCAGATCCACTTCCTTTGGAGCCCGTGGTCTTATTTCCCTTCATGGTTCTTCCTAAAATCGGGACTTCCGCTTTTGTCTTTTCAATCTTAGCTTCCAGATTAAGGGCCTGCATAAAGTTGTACCGATTGTTTCCTATTGTAATATAACACTCTGCCAGGGAGGCGCTGATTGCTTCCCAGGCATTCATGGTGTACTGGTTCATGTTCTTTCGCTCCTTCCTAAGATACGATTACGGTCATGTATAACTGGCTTATACAGTTAATAGGTTCAACTGGGAAATTTACCACAACAGATCGTTTGTTGGATCCCTTATCCACCGTAACAGAGTTTGCGCTTATGGATTCTATAGCCCGAAGCGCAGCCAACTTTTTTCCGTAGGTGACAATATCATTCCATAAACTTACCCTTCCTGCAGCATCGTTGGGCATCTTTCCCAGATACCGGGTATTGAATAGAGAAGCAATATCATTTCCAATCTGATCCAGAACCCGAATCGTCTGGTTACTGGAGAAATCCTCTCCTTTTTCTTCTGTGTAAGTTACCAGGGTATTAATATCCATCAGCACCCTGATTTCACTCCCGACCTTATGGAACAGAAACCTTCCTGCTTGAATTCCCTCTTTGAGCTGTATCTGAGTGTAATCAGCCTTGACAGAATATTCTCCGTCATAAGTTTTATTCTCCGTGGTCTTATTGATAGCGCATGAGGCCTCCGCCCCACTAGTCCAGTAAACTAATCCTGGCTCCAGTTCCTCCGCTTCGTTCTCCACGGAAATGACTCCTTCATAATCAGCCTTCGAATACCGGTACAGGACTGTCTGAAACTTGATCCCATTTTCTTCTCTCATTCGTTTGGTAAATGATACAAAAAGAGCTTTTACATTTTCATCAACAGAAGGACAGCAAAGAACCTGAAACGAATAATTTTCCATCTTAGAAAGAAAGTCCGCATAATCTTCTCCTGTAACAGCTCCCCCGTTGGTGCCTCCAGTAAGAGGTACTCCTGCCGTTTCAGCAAGTGTACTAGTTTCCTTAAAGATAATATAGGTATTATCCTTTAAGCTGCCGGCATCAGCTACCGTCTGAGCATCTACTTCCTTTCCAGAAAATAAAGTTTTTACATCAAATTTAGTCTCATCATCAATATTCTTAGTGATCACGATCTTTATACTGTTTCCTCTGGTCCCGCTGTAAACGGCTGTTGCAAATTCATTTGCAGCTTTTGCACCCGTATTAAGCCGGTAAAAAAAACCTGACTTTAAATTCTTAAAAAGCTCCCTGACAGGCCTCATGGCTGCATCATCATATGAATATCCGAAAACCTCTCGGCTCTTCTCCTGAAATTCTTCTGCTGAAACTTCAAAGACTGTTTTTTCTGGTCCCCAGTCTAGTACCATTGGAATAGCAGCAGTTCCCCTCTCTCCAATGTAAGTTCCTGCTGTAGCAGCACTAACAAAATTGATATAAGCACCCGGGAGAACTTTATTTTGTGCTATAAAACTTCCTCCACCTAACATACTTTCACCTTTCCTTTCATAAATTGCTCAAGCATCGCGTCTGCTTCTGCCATCGCGTAGACCTTTCCGGGTTCCAAAAGGGCATTAATCAAATCCTTTTTCCCATGGTACCTTTTCGAGCCAGCCAGTTGCTCTTTGCTAAATCGTACAATTCCTGCCAACTCTGTCTGTTTACTCGTTTTTCCTGCCATAACCATACTCCTTTCATTTTAGTATTATGTTTTCCATAGACTCTTCCGCTTTGCCAGTACGTAGCCCGAACCGATCACATTTAACAAAGAAGTTTAAAACTCCGTCC